TGTTCAAAACTAAAGCTAAATCTTTGTCGGCATAAGTTGCCTTGTTATAATTCTCAAATATGCTCATAATATCCAGAGCGATTAAGCAGCACTCATTTTGTACGCTTACTTCGTTAGACTCTGTGTTTATCTCTGTGACATTATCGCATAAAAATATATCAAGCGAGTAATCTATTCCGTTAAACCCATTAGGAGTGATATTGACAATATCGTATATAAGGTAGCTTCCAGTAACATCTTTTGTTAAATCTACGTCCCAAATATTACCTTTTAGGATTGTGTTTATCTGTGGATGTTCTGACTTTATGCCCTCCATTATTGTCCTTATGTTCTTTATGGTTAAACTTTTTGACATATTTCTCTAATTTCTCTTCCTTTCTTACAGTATAAATTGGCTTCTCCATTTAGTGTCGTGTTCTGGGTGTACCACATCTAGCCCATCTGGTGGGGTTTTATAGAGTGGGTAATCATTCTCATTCTCTTTCAAATATAACTGCAATTTTCTACGATAAAAATCAGCGTTATCCTTATATATGTTTTTAGCCACTACAAGCTCACCCTCGCTTAGTGGTGTAAAGTTATCCCCAGACTTTGTACCAGCACCTTTATTTCTAAGTTTATAAGTACCGATACGAGTATATTTATGGCAAACCTCCCATTTTAAAGCATCTCTCATATACTCTTTAATAAGCGTTTCATTTAAAGCAGATACATTACCATTTTTTATTTGTGTTTGTATCTCATCAAATAAAGCACTACCCACAATAGGGCGAATAAAGGTATTTTGAATGCTATCAATTAACGGCTTTAAGTAGCCATCGTCTACATTGTAATGCAGTACCGTATTTTCTTTTATAAATGCTGGGCTAACTATTAATATCATTTCTTTCTAACGATTACTTGTTTCCATATGTGTCTACAATAAGGTACAGATACGTTTGTATTAGGTCGTCTATACCAACCCCCTCTAGCCAACCAAACGTCAGCGACATCTGCTCCACTTGGTTTCATACCATTTCTTAAAACATCAATTTCTTTCTTTGAATATAGCTTCTTTTTAGCCATCATTTTTCTACAAAAGTCCCTTGATTCTCCACCCTCTTTTAAAGGCGGTGCGTCTGGTCTTAATTGATATCTGTATTTTACTTCTGTTTCTGGTACGTCTATTGTCTTAGCAACTCTTTTCCCTACGTCTGTTAATCCTATTTCACTTCCCTCTATTGTAATTAAATCAGAAGTATTTAGTACATTTATTGCACCTACTAACTCTTCAAAGTTAAGACCTAATACCTCAGATATGCCAGTTGCAGCGATTAAGGGATTATTTAGTATTGTTTTAAGCACTCTTTGTAATATTCCTTGCTCCTCTGTTGCGAATTCAATAGGGCTTCCGTCAGAATCAAAATTAATGTTAAAATTTTCAATTATTTCGTAGTCCTTTTCTGCTACTCCTATTTTATCAAATAAATGGCTTATATCCTCGTCATTAGAAAAACAGCTACAAGCAGACATCTTTTCAGCATCTATTTGCTTTAGCTTTCTCTGAGCCCAAGCGATACCCTCATCGCCACCCCAAGCTAACCAAGCTAATCTGCCACATCCATCGCCTAACTTTTTCTTTGAGTTCTTTCTATGCCGTTCAAAGGCAGCCATACGAGCTATCGTATCTCGGCTTATTTTATCTCTTTTAGCTAATTGGTTGGCTCTTTTTTTCCCAGTTGCCTCAAGGCAAGACCCCCATCCGTTCTTTTCAGCCCAATTTAATGCCGTTTGTGCGTTTCTACTAGCTGCTTTAGGATAATCATTATAGGTATCAAATTTAGTTATATTATTAAACCCCTCTAAATTCTTGTCATTAATCTCTGAATGGGTAGAACAAGGCATATACCAAATCTGTCCGTCTATTTCGTGTTCGTGATAACCCCCACAACCTATTTGCTGAGCTACACTTTCAGCTTCCTCTATTGTGTCAAATAAAGGTTTACCGTCTTGTATTTTTTTTTCGAATATTTGCGTTAAAAACTCGTCATCTCCTTTTAAAAGTTTAAGAGACACCTCCTCAGATAATCTTAAAAACTCCATTAAGGCAGCTTTACCTTGACTTACAGTAAGTACACCAGCTTTTACTTGCTCTACTATTGAAAGTGCAGAGGCTATTTGAGCACCATTATAAGACGCTTCCTTTTGTTCTTTCTCTTCGTCAATAACCTCAACTATCTCTTCGTTAGGATTATCTGTTTTTATTGGCTCTACTGGTATATCAGATATATTAATATCCTCTTTAAGCTCTAATCCAGTTTGGTCAGTAATAAGCTCTCTAATCTCTTCCCTATCAAGGTTAGCTAAGATAATATCACTAGTTAAGTCTATAACGTCAATAGGTTTAAGTGGTATAATCTCAATATCTGTTTTTTGTATCTCGTAAAAAGCTAACTTTTTAATAGTTCTAAGCAGCGTATTTTGTCTTTCAGCTATATAAGTATTAGTAAATATCTCATATGCTAAATCTAATTCGTTTCTTGCTCCTAATTGACCCTCCTCTTTTACTCCAAAAAGAATAGGATTTGTAACTCGATGCCCAATAAAGATAGATTCCTTTACTCTTTTAGACATCTCTACATATCTTTCGTGTAAGTCGTTTCCATTTAAGCTCGTAATCTCGCTACTATTGTCCTTAGCTGGGCTAAATAAGTGTACGATTTTTGTTCCAGTAGCTTTGCCAAACTTTTCTTGGAATGCTTTTTCAAATTTCTCTGCCTCTTCTTTGGTTTCTGGCACTCCGTTATTATGTTGTATTAACGTACCACCTACAAATCCATTTTCTACCTCATTTAACCAGTAATCGCCTATCTGTACATCTGTTTTAATCTCAGCCAAAGACCCCACATATACTGGCAAAGGGTAATATTTAAAGTTAGGTCTATAATCAACGTGGTAAATAACGCCTCTTTTTTGCTCTGGATTTCTTGGGTTGTATCTTTCTAGATATTGAATATCTGGTTTAGAGTTTTTTGTACCTTTATCAGTAATCCAATCGTCTGCATATTGTATACTTCCGTCTAATCCTACCCTAATATTAGCAAAATCTATGTGGTGGTACTGATTGCCAACCTTAGTTTTGATAACTTCGATAGCATAGCCGTTAAATATCTCATAATCAAGCGATAAGCTCTTCATTAAAGAAGTCCAGTCTTGGTCTATATTAGCTTGGCTTAACCATTTTTTAGTTTCTAAATCCTTTCCCTCTAATCCATTCCCAACAGTATAGCCTACTTTACCGTTAATAATAGCGTTGTGTGTACTACTATCGTTGTATAGGTCTATAAGCTCGTAAGGGTACATATTATCTACCCCAAACCATACTATATTTTTGTTCTTTTTCTCTAAGAATTTAGGCACTTCTTGCGAAGCAAATTCCGTTATAATTGGAAACTTATTCATAAATGTATGTATTCTGTTCGTCTGTGTACGAATATACTGTTTCTTTTGGTTGTTTTAACCTTAATATTCCTCTATGTATCTCAATCCCCTCTGTTCCACCTAATGTAGTGGCATTTATTATCTTATACGGATAATCTCCGTTATTTGGTAGCTCTATTGTAGCGTTAGGTAGGTCTTGAGTCCCCTCAACTAACGTAAATTTAACGTACCTATTATTTACTCCAGATGGAGCTGCTAGAGTAGCGTTTACTTCGTACTCAGCACTTTGAATAGACATAGTGTAGTAAGTATTCTCTACCTCGTTAGAGATATTGCAATAAATGTAATTGGTAGCGTCTTTATCTATTATGTCCATTTTAATATTTTAAAAAAGCCCACCCCAGTTAAGAAGTGGGCTTGTATTCTATTTAGAGTTAGATTCTCTTATAATTCTGGGATAGTAGCAGTTACTATCGGCATTGGCTCTGGCTCTTGAGCTTGGAAAGAAAGGCTGTAACCATTTCTATCTCCTAAAGCTGTTCCAGTTCCGTTATCGCCAGAAACTAATCTCACTCCGTTAGTTTCACCCATTAGCCAGTAAGTACCGTTATTATCCTTGATAATTATACTCATCTTGGCTCTTGCTATCATTTTAACCTCATTACGCTTAGCTTTCTCCATTTTGTTGAGAACGTAAGTTGCAGTTTGGTCAAAAAAGCTTGTTCCGTTTGCATCGTTTACAGTCGGATTATCATTCATTACAGAAGAAGCACCTTGAGCGTTAGTACACTCAAATTTGTGATAATCTAGTCCAGTTCCACTAAGACCAGTTACCTCGCCACTTCCATCAGTAGCAGCAGCAAAGTCAGACGGCATATTTGCTATCCAAAATTCTGCTACACCACCAATCGAATCATTACATCCTACCGAGAAGCCAGTTGTTAAATTACACGCCATAATCTTATTCTATTCTAAAATTAAGGTACTAATGTAAATTCAACTATCTCGTCTGGGTATGCTACTTGTAATCCTCTTTTAAATTTAACTCGGTAATATACCTTATCGTCTTTCTTATCGTACCACATATCGAATTCCTCTTCGTCGTTTTGTAAGTCAAAACCTAAGAAGAAGTTTTCTTGAGTACCTAAGAACATTCTGTTAGTTCCGTCTAATCCAGCTACACCTACCAAAGTAACGTTT